ATCATCAGCAAAATCTAATGTCGATAAAGAACGATAATCATTTTCCATGTCTAAAAATTCATAATTAGAAAGTTTAGGTCTTAGTGGTAATCCTAATTCAGTGTATATTAAAACTTTACTTTCCATTTGATTTGATATTCTAAGTTCTGGAGATGTTCTATGTTTCATTTCAAAATATTGAAATAAGTATGGAGCATAGTAGGGCATTAGGATAACTGGAGCTCCCCAATTATCATATTCATATCCTGTATGTGCAGCTACATGATGTTGTGTCCCAAGAATCATACCCGGCTTCTTAAATACTCCTCTATGAATTTTACCTTTATTTTCAAATCTAAAATGACCATCAGTTCCTATAGGATATCCATCATATTTTTCCATATATTTTATATTACCAGCTGCCGTAAATACTGATCCAGAACCTTTACCATCTTCAAAATACTCAGATTCAAGCATAAAATCTCTAAGACTATCCTTATCATATTCCATATCAATAACTTTTAGATCAATATCATAACGTTTTGCAAAAGCTTTTGTCCATTCCCATTCTACTTCACATATATGTCCGTCAAAAGAATTTCTAATATGAACAAAGTCTGCATCAACATCTGCCCATTTAAATCCTAATGCAGCTGCGTGAGAATCAACACCGCCAGAAACAAATATTGCTGGTTTAACATCTTCAGCAATAGCTCTACATTGTCTGACTAATGCATCTTGGTAAGTTGTTGGGCTATAATCTTCATACGGATAATGACTTACCCACATATCCTTGGTAGGTAAGTCATATATCAACCAATCATTATAAAACAAATTATTTTTCCTTCAGCATCTTCTGTAATTCAGCAGTACTTCCAACAAACAATGCGTTTGTCACATTCTTTGGTGCGTTGTTAGGCACCTCTTTTAGTCTTTTCATTTTCTCTTGTAAGTCACCAAGTTTTTCAGTGACTTCAGCAACCTGTTTAATAAGGTTCCCGGCAACTTCGTATGCTCGTGGATGGTCCGATTCTTTGGCGAGCTCCAGTATTCCTTCCACTGCATCCGTTCCTCTTTCGACCAAATTGTAGAAGTTTTGTCTTTGGTATTCATAATCTCTCTCCACATGATCAGTATTAGCGTCACCCCAATCTTCTTGGGATAGCGGCATCACTTCTTGTTTTTTATTGTCAGTTGAAATTTCTTCTACTATACCTAATGCTTTATCAATTGTATTACTCATCTTCGCCTGTCACTGGGTTATAGGTTTTTGCATCCGTAAAGAATGATGATACTTCATTGAATCCAAAATCATCATCTGCATCAGCACTAACTGGGTCTGGTGTAACTGTAAGTCTTTGTTCTCTTTTTGGTGATTTATCTGGTAAATCAGCAAACTGATCAGCTTGAACAGTTCTAATAATATTACTGGAAGTAACAGGACCATACAGATAGAATTTGCATGTAAAGTTCATTGTATATATCAATGCTCTTCTTTGTTCAAAATCTCCTTCGTAACTATCCTCATAAGTTATACCATTTAAGATAATTGGAATATCTCTTTTGATGCCCATATCTGCCATATCGTTAACGGTGATAGTATAGTCTGGTTGAAAGTAAGGAAGAATTTGTTCTACAATTTGTAGTGCATCATCTGATTGTTTTGCCAAAATATATAATACAACATCCAAGTTGTAAGGCACTGGCATAAACTGGGTATCAAGTGATCTTGTTTTATTTCCTGTATTGACTTTTTTAAATTTTTGTACTCGGTTTAATTTTCTGGTAGAATCATAGGAAAGGTTTTGAATTTCAAAACCAATTCGTGGTAAAGTTACAGCTACCTTACTTGACAGATCAGCATCAGACCTAAGACGAACCAAAAACTTTTCTCTTGGACCATAAGCAAGAGGAACCTTCATGGATTGGATAATATTGCCAGAGCCATCTTTACGAACCAATTGAATATTATTAAATGTCGTTCCAAACGCTACGATTATCTTTCGTATCGTTTCGTGATAAAATTGTTGCCCTAACATTATGAACTACTCCCTACGTCACCAAATGGATTTCTTTCTGAGAAGTCTAACACAGTATTATCAGCAACATCAAACAACTCATTCTGTGCCGAGGTATCTATATTACCATCATCAGCTGTGCTTCCATCACCTAATATATATCCTTCCTGTAATAAGAACTCTCCTGTCTCTGAAAGAAGAACACCAGCAGATGTTGTCATATCACTTGTTTCAAGTGCGACTATCTCATCACCACCTGTATCTTCAGCATTTTCATGTACAATTCTACCAATCTCATTCTCTAAGAATAGGGCATCAATTGAAGCAGAATCTTGTTCCATGGTAAATTGTAATGCGAGAGTATCAGTTGATAAACCATCTTCAATCGCATCAATCGCAGAAATATCTGTATCCAACACCTCTGAACTGTAATCAAAGAGGCGACAACGCATCTTATAAACTGGATTATTATCCAACTGAAAATATGGCTCATCATGGTCTACAAAATTAATTTGGAATAACTTTGATAGAATTGGATGAAATATTAAGTCTCCCTCTAATGGTCTATCAGAATCAGTCGCTGTTGCTTCTGAAATGATATATCCACTCTCGAACGATGCTGAAGCTTCAACTGTTGCACTATCTAGAGTTCCATCTTCCAATAAGATAGAACCACTAAGTGTATCAGTTCCAGATTCTATGGTAACCTGTTTAGTCAACTCTTGAAATCTAGTTTTAGCAACAACGAATGTTGCTTCACTTAAATTCTGTAGACCAAACTGATTCATAAGTTCTTTTTCACCACCAAATCCAGCTTCACTATTTTCCATATACATTTCAATCTTTGCTTGAGTGTTGAATTTGGCAAGACCATCTGTTCCAAGAATCGTATCCTCATTTACGAGTGTTCGATCTAGATAGAAAACATCATGCCCATGTATCTGGATTGATTCAATAACCAAATCTCTATACAGATTTTGTTCTGTAGATATGGCTGCGACATTGCTTGTGTGAAACGCTGAATTGACTGCCATGAGTTATCCTATCATATAATCAAGTGGTAACTCGTAAGCTAGTTGAATTTGTTCTTCCAATCTAATGATTTCCTCTTGTGCTTGTTGAAATATTGTATCTCCATTCATTGTTACACCACCCAACATGGTAACACCAGAAAACTTACTAAGGTTTGCTCCCCATTGTCTTTTAATCAGTGCAGTGGCATATCTTTTCAAATAGATATCATCAAATACATCTGTATAAGATGTTGGGTCAAGTTTCCTGTAAGCCTCAATAACAACATAGTCTTGATCAGCAGTTACATCATTAGCCCAATCCATATCAATATACAAACGATTTTGGTGTTGATTAAATCTTATTGGTGTTTCTCCAACTAAGATATGTTCCAAGTAATCTAGATGTTTCATTGTCATGTCATAATGAATGACTGATTGTGAAGAAAGATCAAACAGGTCATTCAATCTTAGCTGATAACGAACATCAAACATATTCGCATTTCCACCTGTATTAGTGAAAGGAAAAACTTGAATAACAGAGACTACTGAGTCTGGAACAGGAATCCAATTATTACCTTCTAACCAATCAGCAGTTACAGTGCTATCAATTTTATCTGTAGCAGTTGCAGTGTCATTTGCTCTTGCTCTTGTAACTTCAGCAGTTGTAATCAAATGCTTTAGATACATTTTCTCAACACCATCATAGTGATATTGAGAAAAATATTGTAATGCTTCATCTATACGATCATCTGCTTGATCATCAGACACATTAATATCAATAACACCAAATCCAAGATTTCTTAGACAGTATGATTTAAATGTAGCTTTTGTTGTTGGTACAGCCATTACTTATCTACCAATTGTTGCAAGAGATTTTTGATTTCATGCATCTCTGATTTTAAAGTATTTATCTCTCTGGTTGTGCTTCTAATTCTGTCTCGTTGTTCTTCTTCTTCTTGCTGTTTTGCTTGGGCACTCCTTGCCCTCTTTACTGCTTTTTCGTATGCGTTTTTATTTCGATTTATAACAACGCCAGGAACATTAGCATCTTTAGCTAAATCTGGATGATCTTTAACCTTTTTATAATTATCATCCATTATAATGCCAATGCTAATGCTCTAAAGTCACTAAGTCTTGGCACAGCAGCCATATTAGTGCTTTGCATAATAATTTTAATTGAGAACGAAATAAACTCTGGTAAAGGATCACCAATACCATCATCAGTCACACCAGCACTATATGCATACTCTTGGAAATCCCTCTCCCCCAAAGAAGAGTTAACAGCTTGATCTGATGTTCCGGTAGTATTAAAGAATGTATAAGGCAAATCATCAAAACTATCAGAGTCTTCACTTGACAAAGTTTTAAACATTAATTTAAGAGTAGCATCAGCTGGTCTGTTGGCAGCAAGTATTACTTTTAATGCTGTTGCTGGATTTTCTAATATAACCTTTTTAGTTACATAGATTGCAGCATTATTATCCCCTTCGGGTTCTGTTGAATTAATAAAAGTAATGTTTGATGCAAGATCAGCGGAACTATCAATTTTATTAATTCTGTTCGATACAGAAATCCAAGAGCATCTTTGCAAATCAATTGCTGGACTTAAATTTGACCGATTACTGGCCATATTAATTCTAGCTAGATATGATTTTATTCCACCCATTTCGTTTGTTTCGTTAATTTGTGAAGCAATCATTCTATTAGAATCAAAAGTGTAGTTGTCATTTATAGGAACTTTTCTTTCATTTGATTCTGTTGTTCTACTAAACGAGGTTTCATTACCAGAAACACTTGTTGCTGAAGTTGATCTTATAAAACCAGATAATCTTGTTCCTTCCAGTTCCATAGTGCTTAATTGAAGAACACCAGTGTTATTAATATGATTCTCCGTAGCAGTAACAAGTAGTCCACCATTCTCAGCAGCTGCTCCCGCACCGCCATCAAATGCTGGACTACTTACGAGAAGTATACTGTATGAATCAATATCAATATTAGCAATTGAAGTATGTGTTTTATTTATTTCTATAAATGGTACTTTATGTAATTGATATAATTCTACAACTGAACCAGCAGCATGTGCCACAGCAGTTGTGGTATCTTGCGCTCTAACCAAAGAAGATACTGCCGTAGATGTAATCTCTGTGAAAAACATAATTTCATCATTAATCTTAATATACCAACGAGAAGTGGAATCTACTGTTCCTGCAAATTTTCCAGTGGTAGAACCAAAATTTGTACCGCTAACTAATGTTAAGGTAGTAGCAACATCAGTTATTCCAGTGCTTAAAGTTGTGGACAGTCCAGATTTAACTTCAGCAATAGTAACATTATTTGAACTGACATACATGCCATGATCTCTATGTCTTATTTTTAAAGC